ATTCTAACAGCATCAGCCCATCCTTCAATAGAGTCACCAATTAAATATCTTTTTGATTTAATAGGAATTTTAATTTCAGGTAATTGCTCAATATGATGTCTTTGAACACTATATCCAACTCCACATCCACTTAACAACAAAAACATTATTTCGCTGAATGAACGCCAGTCATCAATAGGTAAAAAAGAGCAATTAAATATACGAGCATTATTAAGTTCAATGGGTTTGCCCGCGAACTGTAAGCTACGCATAGACGGTAATACTTTTTTAGCATATACCAATTTATAAGCTTCTTCGATTTCATCTTTTAATTTAGGAAATTTTGCTTGATGCATTTCCTTGTTTCTTGTTACTAATTCTTCCCATGTTTCTCTTCTATTCAGTGTGGGATTAAATTTCGCATACTTCATGTATGTCGTAATATCACTGAGAATGCCTTGCGTTACGTCCATTTTGTTTGTGAATGTTTAAAAATTGTTATCTGCCTTGTTTATAATAATTCCTTAATTGCCTGAGTATAGGCTGATTTGGGTTTTAATCCAATAATTTTGTTTGCTACTTCTCCATCTTTTTCAATTATAACAGCAGGTATGCTTGTTATAGAATAAGCTTGAGCCATAGCCTTATTTGTATCTACATCGATATCTATATAATTAACTCCGGATATTTCTCCTTTTATTTGTTCGAAAACAGGAGATAATGTCTTACACGGACCGCACCATGCAGCCGAGAATTTAAGAACCTTTACCATAATATTTTTGATTTGTGAGCATAAATATAATATATACTATGATTCCATTTTAAGTTTTAAAAAATTACTTAGATGTTTTTTTTCGTCTGTGCTTACCCCTCCATTAAAAGGAGTATTAGTAGGTCTTGAAGAAGGATTATCCATTCCGTCTTCATCCATTGCTTCTTCATCCATTTCAATGTGACCAGTAGCTGTATCTATTTTAGCAAAATATGTTGAACCATCCATTCCATAACGATTTTTCATTATATGAAAACGACCTGTTCCATTTACTTTATCTTGACGTTTTCTTGATAAAGACATTGCAAAGTCAGTAATCATAATTTTATCATATGAACCTGCTGCTTTATCTCCTTCAATAACATCATCTTTAGCACCTGCTCTATTAACTTGAGATACTGACCAAACGGGAACATTTAATTCACGAGCTAAACCTTTTGTAGCTAAGTATATATCATCAATTTCTTCTTTTTTTTCTTTACTACTACGTTTAGAACGAAGTAAATCTACATAATCAATAATAACTAAATCTGGTTTGTTATCTAAATCAGTTAGTTTTTGGATATGTGATTGAATTGTTGTTATAGTTGCTTTTCCTGGTGGGTATTCTTTAATTGTAAGGGTACCTGGTAGTTCATTTACTGCCTTTTCTACCTCCGCTCTAAAGCTACTAATTACATTAACTGCTTTATTAGCAAAATAGGCATCATATCGTTTACCAACATAACCTTCACTTAATTCTAGAGTGTAGTGAACTACATTATATCCTAATCTTACAGCCCAAGCACCTAATGCTACTAGGGTCCATGATTTACCACCCCCAGGATTACCAAATATTAATCCAAAATCACCATTACCTAAACCACCACATAATAAATCGTTAACTAAATCCCAAGGAGTAGGTACTACTTCACGTACTTCATCTCGGTATCTTGTTTCAATATCTTTATTATATTCATGACCTATATTTTTATCTTGACCTGCTTTTAAAGCATTATCAACAATAGTTCTAATATCGTCATACATTCCCGACTGTAGGAGATCCACAGATTGGAGCAACGCTGATTTAAGTTGTTGGTTTTTACAAAAATTACTAAATTCTTCTTCCACATATTCATTGTCATCATTAGCAACTAAAAATGCTTCTTTTAACTGCTCAACAACAGCAGTTTTTAAGACATCATTTTCTATTTTTTTTACTTCTACTTGTAGTGTTTCTAAAGTAGGTGTTGCATGATACTTATCAAAATAAGATAAGGTTGTTTTAATTATCCACTGATGTGCTTGACTATCAAAATAATCAGGGGTAATTGTGTCACGGATTGTAAGAATAAATTTCTTATTCTTTAATAATGAATTTAAAATCTTGACTTGAAACCCAAGTCCGTACTGAGATAACTTATTAAATGCAACCATATTATTTTTTTATTTGTATGATGTAAGGTACGAAAAAGTATTTGATAACCAAAATTCTACATTGGGAATTGAGTTACCTAGAAAATCTTCGTTATACATTCTTAAAAAATCTGTTCTATTCATTTTAAGAGGTGATGTTGAAATTAAATCTTCAAGTTCAGCAATCGCCTCTTCTGTCAACACTGGATTAGTTAGATCCATTAATTGTCTATTAATATCAAGCTGATGTTTAAAATTAATTATATTACCATATAAGGCATGTTCATCAATTTTTTGTTTAGCAGTTTCCATCATATATTGAAAACTATATTTTTCATCGTTTACAAACTCAGGAAATAATTTTAATAGTTTCTTTTCACCTATACCTTTTACACCTGGTAAATTATCAGAATCATCTCCTGTTAGTATTTTATAGTTAATAAAATTAGCAGCAGATACTTTATATTCATCCTTTACCATAGCAGGTGTATAGAATTTTTTCTTAATAGGAGAATAAACTGATACTTTAGGACTTACTAATTGTAAAAAGTCTTTATCAGCAGACATAATTACTACTTCACCGGGAAGGTGGGTAGACAAATATCCGATAACGTCGTCTGCTTCTATTTTATCAATAGCAATTAAATTAACAGGGAGTTGTTGTAAATAATCAATTAGCCTAACAATTTGATTTTCAATAGATTCAGATTCTTCTTCTTTATTATTAAAAGTATCCCAATGGGTAACTTTAATAAGTTTTCTATTTGCTTTATATTCAGGGTAAAGGTATTTTCTATTTGTAGTACTACCTGCTCCTTCAAAGCATAAAATAACTCTTGTTGGTTTGATATGATTAATTGCAAAACCTATTGATTTTAAAAAACCAGTAAGTCCCCCTATATGATGCCCTTGATAATTAAGGTGCTGTATCATTGTAAAACACCTTAAAAAGGTATTCATAGAATCTATCAGAAGCACCTTGCTATTTAGATGCAAGGGCTCCTGTTTTGATTCTTTTATATTATCGAGTAAGGATTTAAAAAACGCTTTATTGTTCATTTGTTTCAAGTTCGGTTGGTTCGTTGTCAAATATATCTCTGATATCTTCTTGCATTTCATTTTCTTCTACAATATCAAAGTCTTTAGTACCAAGAACTTGAAGCCATTCAGCTGAGTGAGCTTTTTTATACTCGTCAACTGCTTTTTTATCATCTTCAATAAAACCGTGAACTGTCATAATTGCAGCTCCTTTACTTGTAACACCAGTAATATGGTTTTTATCACAACTGATTTTAGTTCGTTTAGCAAACTCAACATCTTTACCATTTTTAGTTGCTTTAATTTTATTAGTACCACTATTAGTAACGTTACCAAAAGTAATAACTAACGAAGAATCAAAGAACATAGTGTCACCACCCTTATTTTTCATTTTAGGTTGTTCCATTGGTGAGTTAGGTTTTGCTACCCAAATTTTATTAACAGCAACTAATGTATTAGTGTATGGTTGATTTTCCTTACGTGATAATACAACTTGTTGGTTAATAAAGTTTCCAAATTGCTGAGACATAGCACCTGCGTTCCACTCGTTGTTATTCTTATTTGATTCAATACTTAATCTACAAGGAATAGATCCTACTGAATCCCAGAAAAAACATAAGTTGTAAGGTAAAGCACCTGTTTTTTGTTCATGTAACAAATCAGCAATGAATGCAGCTACATCTTCAATAGTATTTAAAGCACCTCTATCGGTATAGATAAAAAATCCTTTGTAATCTACTACTTCACCTGTACTTTCATCAACTACAGGTTCAATTTCAAAACCCATTTGTTGAGCATGATCCCAGTTCCATTTCATTTCAGTAATAATGAATACTGGTAATACTCCCATTTTTTGTGCTGCTACTGCAGCTTCAAGTAATGCTGTTGTTTTACCTGTATCCGAGTGACCACGTAACAAAGTTATGTGGCCCATCGGAATACCAGGAATAGACAAAGTATCTTGAAAAGCTTTGGATAAAGGAATCCATGTTTGTGGTTTAAACTTAACCGGTTGAGATAAAAACTTTGCAGTTTTAAATTTCTCTAAATCAAAAGTACCTTTTATTGCTTTTGATACGGATGAAGTTAAACTTTCTTCTTTTTTAGATTTTGCCATAAATGTTATTCTTCGTCTTTAAATAAATCATCGAATTCTTCTTCATCGAAATCCTTCTTCTTTTTAACATTTAACTGTAAACCAGTTGTTTGTTTAGAAGGTGCTGATTCTACTACTTCTTCTTCAGAATCATCTGAATCTGTTGGTGTTAACCATTCTTGAAGTGTTTTCTTCATTTCGTCGAACTCAAACTTTTTATATAAAGACATAACATCTGGTTGTTCAGCTAACCAAGTTTTAATTTGGTTGTTGTCATCACTTAATGGTGTAGTCTTAGTACGTACGCGAGCAGTTGACTTGTTAAATTTAGTGCCAGTAACATCAGGTCCAACTGTATCAACGATAAAGTCACGACCATCCATAACATCAGTATAATCACCGATATCTTCATCTTCGGCCATACTTAACAACTCTAAATACATTTCCTTACCAAATTCCCAAAGGCGAACACCCTTGTCTTCTTCCCCACGTACGATAATAGGAGCGAAGATACGTAATTTTGGTTCTAATTTTTTGGCCAATGACCAGTTTGCCTTATCACTTGTTTTACGCAATTGAGATGCGAACTCAACGATAGGGTCTTTTTCACCAAAGTTAGTTAAAGCAATCATCATTTTATTTCCGATGTTGTAGTGAATATACGCTTCACGGAAAGGATTAGCTTTATCAAACTTAGACGGTACAATACGAATCGTAGTTTTACCTACGGTCGGACGCCAGAAATTTTTAGCGCGATCTTCCTTATTGGAATTTCCGCCTTTCGTCTTCTGTAGCGAATTGAGACGTGATTTGATTGTTTTTAAATCCATATAACTTGTTTTATGTTTTCGTAAATGTAAGATGGAAACTTGAGGTAACCAAATTTTTCTTATCTATTGTCTATATAAATTAAGACCTGACAATAGTACTCAATGAAATGTTCATCCCATAATTCCCATTTAATATCAACTCCATCAACTGCGAACACTTGATGGTTGGGAAATTCTTTTAAATATAAATCTCTAAATGCTCTAAAATTTGCTTTTTCTTCAGGTGTACATAAATGCCACTCACCTACTACTTTCTTTACGTTTTGTTTAATCCATGGAAGATTTTCCTGATTAAACACGGCATATTCACCTCCTTCACAATCGGTTTTTAAGAAATCAATTTTATCAATATTATATTCCTCTAAAAATTTAGTGAATGTTGTACATAAAGCAACGTTTGAATGATCTTCTTTTATTCCAAATAAATCGAATTGACCTATTCCTTCCCTATTGGATATTGCCTTATTGATAATAGTAACAGGACCATCTTTAGTATTGTTACTTAATGTATCCCATTCAACGGGACTAGGTTCAAAACAATATACTTGTTTAGGTTTTTTACCTAAAATTGAATAAGTAAATGGACCAATACTAGCTCCAAAGTCAACCACAAGGTCTCCTTCTTCAACTTCAAAAAATTTCTCATACATTTTGTCTTGAAAAATTTCTTGCGTTATAGCATCTTTATGCCACTGCGAATAATTTTTTGTAATGTTACCACTTGTTAAAATGCGGTCACTGGGTTCATTCATCCACCCCCAGTCAAATGAAGATAAATCTAACATAACCTTGGTTTTATTTTATAAATTAATTATCTGATGTATTTTTGTATCTAACTTTTTAAAGTCATCACCACGCGTCAATAATATACAATTGCGATAGTCATTCCAATTAACCATGTATTTACTATCCATGATTCCTCCATTTAAGGATTTAATCAAGGCATTTAAAGCGTTAATTGTATATAAAGTATTGCTTTCTTTCTTTCTATGTAATAATATAGTACCAGGGAGAATGTCGTCTGTTACGTTAAACGAGTCTACATTATACGTACACACATACTCCTCAGTTGATGGGACATGAAGTACAAATATTTTATTAAATAAAATTTGATACTTACGTTTAACATCTTCAAGAACTAGTGGGAGATTTTCCTGTGTAGTAAAGGTACAAAATAACTTATTTGCCAAATCTTCTAAGTTTAGTCTATTATCCATAAATATTGTAATTAGTTTAAAACCCCATAATTATCACCTGTTTTCATCTTGGTGGGGAATCCAAGATTTTCAAGCATGTTTTTAATATCCGTTAATAATTTCTTTCCATCTTTACGAGACACGTCTAACAGAAATGAATCGTAAGTATATAATACTATTTTTGTTTGTTTATCTTTTAGATAATCAAATACTACTTTTAATGTTTGAACGTTATAATATGTTTCATATGATTGAATAATATAACTAAGTATTTTATTTTTATTTGGATTCTCAATTCGCGAAGCACGAAGTTTAGTCATTGCTAAATCTAATTCACCATCGTTTTCAAATGTATTCCATTTATGGTCTAAATAATCATTTAATTTAGCAAAAAATGGTTCATGAATATGTTCTTTTTTAATCCCACCATACAAATTCTGGAACATTACCTCTTTAGGTATTTCATCATATGGGTTAGTTTTCCACTCATACCCAATAATTTTTGCGATAATACGTGGGTGATAAGCGCTATAATCAAATTCAGCGAAATAATCATTTGTTGGTGTGAATGTTTCTCTAGCGCCATTATCTTTGTTTAAAGCGCTGAAATTTATATTATTAAATGCATTAGTAGGACGGGTGGTTGTATTATATAAATTAAAGTATCCATATATACGACCATCAGATACTGAATAGTCTGACCAATTAAATTCAAAATGTTTTTTAAGTAATTTTTCATCAAACCCAACACCTTGTTTTTCTATATTATAGAATACATCAGTATAATTATCATTCAAATATTCATTAGGATTTAATCCTAAACACCCAGATATATTATTAAATATATTTTCTTGTTTTTCATAATGTTTAGATATAGGAATAATACTATTAATATTCTTCATATGGAAGAACTTATTGTAAAAATAATCGTGGGTAGTAGTATTAAATATTTCTTCATTAAGTACCTCAGGTAACATAAAATTAACATCAATAATAGGTAATTCATCACCTATAAGATATTTAGTTGATTTTTTATCTAACGTATAGATGCGTTCATGTTTCCTAGTTAAATAATTTAATACTGATTGTAGTGGTAATTTAAATGCTTCACTGTGGTTAATAGTAAATAAATAACCTTTGGATGTAGGGCATTTGTAGTATATCAAACATGTTTCACTCAGCTTAGGATGAAAATTATCATTAAGTGGAATAATATTAATAAAGCAGTTT